TCGCCTTTACGTTTAGCAGATGTTTTACCTGCTTTTTCAGCTTTATCGTTAGCTTGTAAAGACTGAGCTTCAGCATTTTTGGTGTCATGAGCTTCTTCAACTTCATTCTCGTTGAGCTCGACATCCTGATCGACTTCTTCAGCCATATTTTCTTCAGTCATAATCGACTCCCTATTTGGATTTCATTAACGAGAGGAAATTCTTAAACTCACGCACCTGGACCTCATAAAGATCCGCACGTGGAGCACGTTTAATTTCAGTCTCTATTTTTTCAATTTCTTGAGCTTCAAGGATGCCATTATTCCAGACCCAGTCTACACCTTCCATAATCCCATTAACAAATGCTTCTGGTGCTGATGGATCTTGTACGATATCAATCGTATTAAGCATAAAGTCATCTTTGACATACATAGCGCTTTCACGCTGCTCAAGGCTACCCATACCACGAGTTGAGACACCTAGTTGGACGCCACCGTCAAGTAAACCTTTTACAATATTACCCATTGGAGTATCCAATATTCGTGCCTTACCCATAACATTATTTCCCTCAAAGTTGAGATCCGTAATCTTATGAGATACTTTATCTAAGTTAACAGTTGGTCCATCTGGGTGATTTAATTCACCGACCGCTCTGTTCTTAGAAACCTGTTCATCGACATATTTTCCTACTGCGTTTTCCATAACGTTCAGCGGATAAACACGTCCATTTCTATTCTGTGATTCTGCCATTGCAAAGACTCCGGAAATAGTATGTGTTTTACTTCCGTCTTCTTTTTTCTCAACAATGCATTCTACATTGTTTTCTGTATATTCTGTAATAAGTTTCATTAACCTCTAGTCCCTACTGAACTTAATTTAATAGCAACATTTGCTGCAAATATACAATCTGTCTTGGCTTTATTTAAAATCATTGATTCCTGTCCAGCGACTGTAGTGGATCCTATAACATTTCCACTTGGAGCATCAACTATGGTAACTAAATATGCTGTTGTACCGGAATTGACTACTCTAACAAATATTGAACTTCCTACTGTAGACGCTGCTCCTGTTGTAGTTGGCGCTGCAATTTCAGCTGCTTGTAATACTATTCCTGCGTGCATACCCATATATCTTTACCTCTTATATTGTTTGACAAATTCCTTTGCCATTTTTTCAGCTTGACGCTGGTTTCTATAACTATCTAATCTATCACCATCTATATAAACAACATACCAATTCTTTTCTTTATGAATCATTACTGGTATTCTATTAATCTTTTTATTAAAGACCATCTGCCCAGCAGGATGTCGACCAGCTAATTCTCTCAATTCTTTGAATTTAATCATCGTTGTCGCTTTTAACTTTTATTTATACAAATTTAATTTTTGATAGAAATTTAAGACTCTTCGTCCGCTATTCTCATTGCTGTAGTAGCTTCTTCGTCGGATATATCTATTTCTTCTTCTTCTTGATCCTCATCTTCATCAGCAGCTTGCTGAGCATCAGACTCAATTTCATCAGCAAGAGCATCTTGAACTTCTTCATCATCAAGATTATCCACAGTATCGGCTTCAGGATCAGATATAATTTCTTCATCATTTTCTCCATCTGTTACTTGATTAAAAACTTGAGAAGCAACTGATATCTTCTCTTGTTCTAAAGCATCATCTACTTTTTGATTCATAATCTCTGCGAATGTTGGTCCAGCCTTACTAAAATCCTGCTTAACTACATTATTAATAATATCTTCAATTTGCGCCATTATTTGCTCCATTTACATTTATATCTATACTATGTTTAGAACCATTAGCAGCTCCATTATCAGGAGGTGCTTCTTGTTCATCTTCTTTTCGTTCGGCTTCTTCATCTTCAATTTCACCGGATGCTTTTTCCGCATCTATTTGCTTTTGCATATCTTTTACGTCATTGTCATCGAATTGAAGGATATTTTTCATAACCCATTCTTTTGAGAAAAATTCTCCGACATACTGTTGTATGTTATCTAAGTTTTGAAATCTATTTTGCATAAGTTCTGATTCTTTTAATTCTGCAAAATGGTTATCTCTCGCATAATCTACAACGATATCTTGTTCCCATGATTTCCAATCTTCTTCAGTACAAATTTGTTTCATAATACATTGTTTCTTAAGAACCTCAGTGAATAACATAGAGAAACGTTTTCTTAATCTATCAATAAACTTTTGAAACTTTACTTCATCTCTGTTTATTTCAGTGGATCTTCCTAATGAAAATTGTGCTTCTTGCTCTAACCTATTGATTGGAACATTAAGGGATCTGTATAATCTCTTTTGGAAATAGATAATATCTTCTATATTACCTAAGTTTTCACCACCTGGTAAAGTAGTTATTTCTGTTCCTCTACCACCTTCTTTTCGGGGTAACCAGAAATCTTCAAGCATAGACATATGCTTTCTATCATCTCTAATTTTACCAGTATCTGCATCATATACTAATTTATTTCTATATCGAGACATTATATCTTTCATATATTGTTCGGCTTTACCTCTTGGTAAATTACCAACATCGATATAAAATATTCTTCTTTCTGGAGCTCTAGCTAATCTGTATATAACTAGTGAATCTTCCATCATACGTAATTGGTTAATTGGTTTTAATGCTTTGTGTAAATGAGATACAACTTTTTTGCGGTTTAAATCTAAAAGTCCTGATGTCACATAAGAAACAGAATCAGCAGATAACTTTACTCCTTGATTAGTTCCTCCTGGTTTTTCTTGATAGATATAAAACTCATTAATATGATCTATTACTGTAGCACCTGTTACAGGATCTTTTTTCTTTTTAACTTCTTTTACTTTTCGAATTTTAGATGCATCAATAGGTCTTATTTCTTGAATACCTAGTTTAAGTTGATTTTCATCTACTACTAAATGATGATATACTCTTCCGTCAATATACCATCTTTTAAATATATCATGACCTAATTCTGTAAATTTTAACATACCACATATACTATCAAATTCTTCTATCATAACTTTTTTAAGAGAATCTGATAGTCCATCAACGTGATCTAACACTAAATTAATAGGAGATTCGTTTTCATTAGCAGTAATAGATTCATTAGTAATATCTTCGATAGCAGCATCGACTTCTGGATGAGTAGCTACAGAACGATATTGTCTAATATTTTGTAAATTATCTTTGGAATGATCACCTTCGCCGAGGTTAACATAAGTTCCATAATGTGCGCCAGCTGCAGTAACATATCCTGCACCATCCTGATCTTGCGGTGGTACTATAGATTGTCTCTTCTCAGCTTTTCTATCTCGAGCTCTTTTGATTTCAAAACCAAATAGCCTCAAGCCATCTTGTTCAGCCATATGTTCTCCTAATTAACATATATAGGGGTGGAATTAACCACCCCCATTTAAATACATTAAGATGTTGTTGTTGATTCCCAATATTGCATTTGGAATTCCACAGTAAATCTCTCAATATCATTTTCTAAGCCATAGCTTACATCAATTGGAGAAATAGCTGTTGGAAAACAACCTCTCATATTATAAGTCTTTAATGTTGACCCATCTTTGTCAATTTGATCTACAACGAGATCAGCTTCGTAATCAGTAACATTAGTTAAACCAGTATTTTGCGAATGAGCATTCATACCATTCATCCAACGCTCTACTGCGTTACGAACATTAAAATCTGTGTCATTAATAATAGTAGGAGACCAAACATCAAATGTTCTATCTCCAGCCATCTTTAATTGACGACCTCTAAAGGGAATTACAATTGTTCCCATAGTGGAGCCGGGTAATTGAGCCGCCTCACACAAGAAAGATGTTAATTCAACATCTCCGTTTGCATATCCTGGAAAATTAATAGTGGCTTTAAATAGATTGGGTCTAGCACCACCACCTTTAATTTTGGATTTAAAATCATCAACGCCTAAAATTGCCATTTTCTACCTCCCTTATACCGAAAGCCCGGCAACTTCTTCGAAGTCGACACCGGATCTTACAGCAACAAAGTTAAGAGTAATGTAGTTGATTGAGCGTGCAGGCTTGATGAATATATTAGCTACAAATTCATTTCTGTCAATGACTGCGGCTGTATTATTAGTTTCATCACATACTACCCTGAAATCGGTAATACCTCGCCTTCCTTTAATTTCTCGTAGGAAAGGTTCAACAATATTTACAAACTCTGCTCGTGTAAATTCATCATTCAATTCGAATAATGTATTTCTAGCAGCGAGTGCAATAGCTCTTTCAATTACATTGAATAGTCTTCGTACATTAATTCTATCAAATGCTGAAGGTCTATTCATATGTGTTTTATCACCAAATAGCATTACACCTTGTCCAGGTAGATTTGCTATTGGGTTAATACTTGCTTTATAAAGAGTATCTCTTTCAGCCTTAGTAGGTGTATATGCTAATGCTGTTACTCCTAATAAAGCACCTCTTCGGGGTCCTGCTGGTGAAAACCAAGGTGCCGCTTCTGCATCAGCGGCTGCCATTAACCCAGCTGTCGAAGAAGCAGCAGGTATATAACGATATTTATCGTTGTACTTATCATATACTTTTAGCCAGTTATTATCTATAACAGCATATGAAGAAAATGTAAGTCCATTTGCATCTGCCACTGAATTTGAAACAGGAGTAGATTGTCCTACGACGTCATCTTTTGCAGGTGAAGCAGTTACAACACAATCTTTTCTAGCCACTGCAGTTGCAACTAAATCATTGACTACAGTAGCATTAGGTGTTGAACTGGCTTGTCCAGGAGCAATTAAAAAGTCTATTTGAACTGTATCCTTATCTTCGAACTTATCAAAAGCTCTTAAATAATCATCAGTTCCAATTCCTGTTGCATTATCATCTCCTCCAACTAAGGATGTTGATGTTCCTGAATCTATATGTGTTAACATTCTTACATATGATGAAGCTCTATTAATAACTTCTTTCATATAATTACTTGAACCATCTGCGTTTGTAGCAGTACTAGATGTAGATACAAATGGATATCTTTCAAGAACTGATCCAGCAGTTCCTGTTATTACTCCATCTTCATCCAAAACTAAAACGTGTGATTCATTTCCTGCAGGGGCTCCATCAAATTGGGCTTTATAACTTGCAGTCCAAGCAGACCATCCAACTGGTCCTGTTGAAACAACCTTAAGTGAATTGCCTATATCACCAGGATATTTTGCAAAAAGTTTTGAGCCACTGAAAGTGCCTTGATCCCAGGCAGGATCGTTTAAGATTCGTACAGCAGCGTTACCGCTGTCTGCAGCGTTTAAAGCTCCAGCATCAACAACTCTTGATATCTGAAGCGAATTAGAATATTTTAAAAAATAAGCAGCAGTTAAAAAATCTACTGCGTTAGTATCGTTTGGGTTTCCGAATTTACTAGCAAGATCAGCTTCATTTGAAACTAAGGTTGCTTCTTCACCGGGTCCCCAACGAAAGACTCCGCCAAATGCGCCTGTGGTCGACTGGACATTGGGCACCACACCCGATAGGTCGACTTCTTTGACGACAATAGCTGGAGATTCTGAAGGTGTACCAATTGCCATGTCTTTTTCCTCTTTCCAGTAA